AGCGGCTAAAGCCGTCAAGCGCAAGAAGGTTAGGAAGCTCAAGAAAGTAGCCATCTGCGTGGGTCACAGCAGGATCGGAGATAAAGGGGCCACTTCCGTCGGCGGCGTAGACGAGTGGTCTTACAACAAGAAAGTAGCAGACCTGCTGAAGAACCACCTGCGCCACCAAGGAGTCCAATCCGTTGTGTTCGATGACTATCCGTCGGAGAGCTACAGCGGCGCGATGGACTGGTTGGGGCAGAGCATCGCGGAGGAGAAGTGCGACATCGCGATTGAGCTGCACTTCAACAGCTACTCAAGCTCGAAAGCAGAGGGCTACGAATACCTGTATTACCACACCAGCAACAACGGTCGCCGTCTGGCTGAGTGTTTCCGAGAAGCCCACGCTGAGACCTTTAAAGTGCAGTCGGATAGAGGGATCAAGCCGATTGAATCAGACGGTCGCGGGGGCGGGTTCTTGAGGAGCGTGCCACCACCAGCCGTGATCTGCGAGCCTTTCTTCGGTAGCTGCCCAAAGGAATGGGTTCTATTTGATGTGAAACACGCACTACTAGCCGACGCATACGCACAGGCAATCGTCAGCTACTTTAAAAACGCATGAGGAACTACCAAAAAGAATACGACAACTACCATAGCAAGCCGAAACAGAAAAAGAATCGGGCTAGCCGTAATGGCGCACGCCGTAAGATGAAGAAGATCTTAGGGAAGCGGGTCAAGGGCAAGGACGTTGACCACAAAGACGGCAATCCTAGAAACAACTCACGCGGAAACTTACGACTACTCAGTAAATCAAGTAACAGATCAAGAAAGTGAAATCCTTAAAATCAGTCATGATCGCGGGTCAGCGGATCAAGATCCATAAGACTGAGTTAGAGGGGTGCTACGGACAGTATCTTCATGAGAAACGAATAATCCAGTTACATAATAAGCTACCAGAACACGAAATCATCCCGACTTTACGACATGAAATGTTGCACGCCGCTTTCCACATCGCTGGTATTTCGTTCTGCGAAAACTTTGAAGAAGAAGCCTGTGTCCGCTGTATTGATGAAGTCTTCTTTCCGGCCTACGAACGAATCCTTAAACGCCTAAAGTAATGCCAGATCCCGTATTAGTCAGACCCAACAAAAAGCCCTACAGTTTTTCAAAGCTAGCAGAAGAAGTTAAGAGCAAAGAAGGGTTCGTCGCCAAGCCTTATAAAGATTCCAAAGGGTATTGGACTGTCGGTTACGGTAGCCTCATTGGTGATGGTAGTGACGCCGCTTATAAGAAGTCACCCTACTACACTGGCAAGATTACGATGGGGAAGAGTGGCATCGCGGACAAAGCCGATCTTTCTGGTAAGTCCGTCACGGAAGAAACCGCTAGAGCCATGATGATGAAATCGATTACCGATAAAGCGTCGCGTGCGATTAAATCGGACATGCTTGGCGACAAGTTCTTCGACCTTTCTCCAGACCTTCAAGACGCCGCGATTTCATCTGTTTATAGAGGAGGCTTGTCCGGCTCACCTAAAACGATGGAGAACATCCGAGAAGGTAAATTTACTGAAGCCGCTAAAGAATTTCTCGACAATGACGAATATAAAGCGGCTAAAGAATCCGGTTCAGGCGTAGCCGCCAGAATGGATCTTCTCGCTAACCTTCTGAAAGAGGAAGCGAAGAAGAAAGCATCGTTCGCAGAACGAGTAGAACAGAGGGTGGCCGAATGAAGAAGAAAAGTAAATCAAGAGTAAATGAGGCAGGCAACTACACGAAGCCTACGATGAGGAAGCGTCTATTCAACTCAATCAAAGCAGGGACTAAAGGCGGTAAAGCTGGTCAATGGTCTGCACGAAAAGCACAACTACTAGCAGCAAGATACAAAAAAGCCGGAGGAGGCTATCGAAATTAACTAAACCCCAACCTTAGAGAAACAGATGAAGAAAGACTTCAAACCACACATGATGTACGACAAGAATGGCAAAGGATACAAGGCTGACACCTACGAGCAGCACCTTGCCATGAAGAAGAGAGGCTACGGACACACTAAGCCGTCTACTAAAAAGAAGGCTAATAAGATAATCCGTAAACGCGCCAAACCCCAATCCGGTTACTAATGCCCAAGAAAGCTTCACAGAGATCCCTCGACAACTGGACACGGGAGAAGTGGGGAACCAAGTCAGGTAAGCCGTCGCTCAAAACGGGCGAGCGGTATTTACCGAAGGCTGCGCGTGAAGCTTTGACTGACGAGGAATATGCCCGAACCAGTCGCAAAAAACGTAAAGGCATGCGTAAGGGCAAACAATACGTCAAGCAGCCAAAAAAGATCGCGGAGAAGACCGCGAGATACAGGAGCAAAAAGAGGCTCCTGAAGAAAGCGCGTAAGCGCAAATCATGAGTCGATTCATACTCTACAAACCTACGCCAGAAGATGTCGCGGAAGCGTGCCGAAGATCCGATGCGTTAGGTGAATTGAGGACATCATTCACTAACGGCAAAGGAAACATGACTGGCTTCTTAGGTGAGGTCGCTTTCGAGAATACCTTCAAGCAGTTCGACTACGTAGGAGACAAGTCCTTCACCCACGACTACGAATACAAGGGTCTCAAGGTTGACGTTAAGGCTAAGGGTTGCAACACCCCGCCTAAACTGGACTACAACGCTTCAGTAGTCAGAACCAAATTTAGTAAGTTTGAGGCCGACATATACTTCTTCATGCGGGTCCACAAAGGTCTACGTAAGGTATGGCTCTGCGGGTGGACTCCTAAGAAGACGATCATCCATAAAAAACGATTCGATAAGAGAGGATCGCTAGACAAAGACGGGTTCCGTTTCAAGGCTGACGGATACAACATCGAGATCAGGAAGACTCGTAGGCCCGACGCTTTCGAGTCACTCTTCCTCCGGCGGTAGTTTTTTGTGGTGGATGTGGCCCGTCTTTTTAAAGAAGGGTCTTATGCCGTTTGGTGCTACGAGTTCGATAAACTCACTAAGTGGCGCGTCTGCGTAAAGGTCTATAGTTGATGGGTCTCCCCCGACTTCTTCTATGGCTTCACGCAGATCCAGCCAAAATTCACCGCAAAGCTCCTGCCTCCTCATGTCCTCGTTTGTCATCCGAAGTATAACCTATATCGTATTTCTCACTTAGGTCAATGCTCCATAATTTACCTCCCCCTTGTCCTTGGGACATGACGGGCCGGATCTTGTTATTGACCCGACTAGCTTCTTCTAGAGTGATCATACCTCGTCGGCAGAACTCCAGATTACGAGAAGAACCAACGTCACGACCGTTGTTTAGTTCATGCACCATCACCTGAAACTCAGTCAGAGTCCCGCTCCATTTACCCATGTCAGGGTAAATCTCACGGCAACGCTTGGCGAAGAACTCGACCAACTCCGCGATGGAACTACGACTGCTGTTGTCGTAAGCGGCGTCCGCGATGGTGGGGTCGATGTATGACTTAACCCCAAACCTACCAACGTCCTCGACTTCTTTAGGAACTTTCCAGTCGAGCAGGAACTTACCGAAGTGGGGCAGCTCTTGTTCGATGGTAGCCTCTAGCTGGGAGTTAGCCGGAAAACTATTAGTGGACTTATTGCTAATCAACAAAGCCATGAGCTTATCGCGGTTACTGGTATCCAGAGACGGGATCACTGACAGTGAGTTTGCGTCCATGTTCAGCGACAGGGTAACTCGGCCTGTCCAAGGAATCGACATGGCGTCCGCATACTTGGCCATATATTCAACTCTCGGATTGGCTACCGCACGCTTGAGAAGTTCGGTCGCACGTCTCTGGTCTTGGAAGCTAGCTGCCGAGGTCGTATCGTCAATAACCCATGAGGCGACGCGACCTAAGTCTTTGTTGAACTTCGTCTGACCTGACAGGTAGTCAGACGCATCAGAGAAACCCCCTACAAGGCCACTGATAATTTTGTTCGACAATAGCGACTTGCCGCGACCTGTCGGCCCGACCAGCAGCAGAGCTTGTCCCTGTAAGGGAACCCTATCCAAAACCGCAGTATAGAAACGCTGCAACCATGAGTAAAAATAATCTAAGGCGGGGTTCTTTGAGCTGTTTGCGAATAGCTGATTCAGCCATTGGTGCAGGAACGGCCACTTGGCTGGATCTCCATCCGAGTCTGGCTCCACTGGAACTAGGTTAGAGCAGTTGAGAATACGGGTAGCATTATAGGACACAATGCGGTCACTTGAGAACACCACAGGTGCGATCTCGTCGATCCGATTGTTGTTACTAACTGTCAGGAGAGCTTCCTCGACCTCGCTGATCGCCCTACCTCTCCTGACCCTGACAGAGAACCCCGCTTGCCGAAGTTCTAGTAGGAGTTGCTCTTTCGGTATCGACACGGCGTTTCCGTATAGAAGCTTGAAGAAGGTCTTACCATTGAACCAGTATTCGTCGAGTAGGGTAGACAGCTTCTTGGTCTCGTAGTCTTTGACGAATGAACCGCCAAAGATATCGCCCCAACTCATGAACCCTTTGCCAGCGCGGTCGCTGTAGCACACAACGCCGTCCTCCACAACCTGACAGCCGTCTCGGTCGATGCCGTCATCGATCCAGAACAATGGCCCTCTGGCCCCTACTTCAAATTCACCGAACCAACGATTCGGGAATCGGGATTCGACTTCCGGTGCAACCACGTCTAAAGGAACAGATGTATCTGAAGATTCCGGCGGCTTAGATGACACCGCCTTAGACAGGCAGGCATGGAACACGTCTGTCGGGATCGCGTCCCCTGTTTTAATCCAGTCTTCACCTAACTCAAAATATTGATTAGGTTTCAATGAAGTCTTATCAAAACCAGCGAAGAGTTTGTCCATCTTCAGCGACTTGTTTATGTAGCCCATGAACGAGTCATACATAGAGGGGTCAATCGGTATGGGCGAATCAAATTCCCAAACTAATCGCAGATAACCGCTTTGAGTTCGGCTAGCCCACGTAGGGAGCGGTATACCCGCACAGGCGTTGGCCAACTTATTCCTAAAAGATTTCCAATCGAGGGGTGAGTCGTAGTCGGCTACTACGCCGTGGATCTTGTGGATGGGGTTGTCGTTACTAATCCGTTTGGAGGGGGCGCGTCCCTCACCACAAGAATAGAATACGTGATCAGTATTATTATTACTGCACCATTCTCGGTAGTCGGCTTTATTCTTAAATGATGGCTTCTTTAGTTTAAGGTTATCGAGTTCACTAGTTCTCTGGGCTTTACTGTCGCGTAAGTTACGCAAATATCTGTAGGTCATTTATTTTTGGTATTGGGTTAGAATTTCTCCCTCCGCATCCAGAGGAATATCGCTAATCCACTCAGGAGGAGTGGACATAATTTGGGTAATTTTTTGTAGGGTTTCTTCGGCTTCGTCTTCATCACACTCGCAGACCACTTCATCATGGACGTGGAAGATAATGTCTATGCCAGCCTTGTCGATCTCTAACATCATGAAACTGAAAATATCTCTGGCCAGAGCCTGTGAGAGATTCTCAGCGAGGACTCCGCCCCATAGTTTCATGATGCGTTTTTGCCCGTTCCGGTTGACACTAGAGACAAACTGGATTCGTCCTTGAGCTAAAGTCTTGCGAAGATTGCCGTAGTTAAGAGACCTCCCTGACGGGAGTGGTAGAGACAGGTGGCCTACGTCATATGCTTTATCGACTTGTTTGCCGAGTTTCCTCCAGTATCGGGGAACCTTCGCAAGCTTAGTCCGGTAAAGATCTACAGCGTCTTGAGCTTCTTGTTGAGGCATATCATACATCTCAGCAAACCTTTTAGCCCCCGCGCCGTATCCGCAGCCCAATACGAGAGCCTTGACTTTGTGTCTGAGCTTGGGGTCTCTCTTCTTCAGGACTCCTTTATCTTCAGACCACAGTCCAAACTGAATAGCGAACGCTTCGTAGATATCGTCCGACTCTTGGATTGCGTCCATCGTCTCTCGGTCGCCCGATAGCCAGCAAAGAGTGCGGACTTCGATCTGAGAGAGGTCTACGACGACTAGCTTCTTACCTTTAGGTGCGGTAATGAGGTTACGCATATTGACTCCAAACATGCCCTCTCTAGGTAGGTTCTGGAGATTAAGGTTACCCCCACTACCACTGAAGCGTCCGGTGTGTCCGCCGAAATACATGATGCCGCCATAGTATCGGTTGTCTGGCATCGTCGCGCAGTCGAAGCTATCGAGCTTCTTCTTGATGGTATTGATACGACGCCAGTTCGTCACAGCCTCGATCCATTTGTATTTGTGACCGTGTGCCAGTATCCACCGCTGGGCATCAACATCAGTTTTAGCGAGCGAGGCAGGTGGCTCGATGCCGAGATTGATGCAGTGTTCATCGAATGCTTTACGGCTAAGTAAGGGCTTCTCGTCTGCCCAAGGTATCGCCTTCTCCGTTTCAAAGATGAGTTCGTTTATTGTCTCCTTAGCTTTTCGTAGAGCGTCCACGTCAATCGGGATTCCCCTCTGGACGATGCGTCTATTCGTGACGCTGATATCCCGCTCAAACTGCGACCATTTGGACTCGTAAGCCTTCCATAGACGGAGGCAGAGGACGGAGTCCTTGATGGCATACTCCTCTACTTCCTTCTGGAACTCTTTAGACATACCCGCCCATGTCTTGCCAGACATATTATCACGGGTGGATTTGGAGATCTCCAGATCGAAAGCTTCAGCGGTTGAGTTCTTCAGGGATCTCGGCAAGCCGACCGCAGCGGCCATGTCAGCGGTGCAGTGCCATTCTGCTGGTTTTACCTCCGGCCACCAACCGCAGTTGATTCCATATAGGTAAAGTGTTTCATCAAATGATGCGTTATGTGACAGAACGATATTGCCGTTAAGCAGGTTCCAGTCGAAATCTTCAGGGTGGCCGACAAACTCGTAGCCGTCATCTCCTACGACGCTCACCATATAGGCGTCGAAGTCGTAGTGGGAGAAGTAACCTAACGGTCCAAGCTGTCGTATAGAGCAGTGCTTGTCGTAGTAGGTTTCAAAATCTAGTGCGTATATAATCATATTGGTTTATTTGTGAGCAGAAAAAGCCCACCGCAAAGGGAAAAAATTAAAAACTCTGCGGTGGGCTTATGTGTTACTAGTATTCCTAGTCCAATTCCAATTCGGTCTGCTCGCCAGTAACGTGCTGGAGTGCCTCCCGAACTACCCGCAACTTTCTCAAGTTGCTCCCGACTTGCGAGAGTTGCTCCTCGACTTCAGCGATCATGCCGTCGAGCATCGTGATCTCTTCAAGCAGGAGATCGCGGGTTTTTTGTTCTTTCTCTTCGTCAGTCATAACTACGCTCCGAGAAAGTTTTTAACAAAGGCGGTGACATCTTCGTCGGCTTCTTCCTTCGTCACGCTAAGAGACGGGTTGAACCAAGTATACTTGCCCTTGCTGAGTTCTTCAGAAACGAAGTTCCAAACTTTGCTGTGAATTGGAACTCCAGACTGGAGAGCCGCGAATGTAGCAAGACGCTTATAGGTCGAACGATACGCGTTCTTCCCTACGTTGATCTTGCCCAATGCGTAGTTGTGGTCGCCGATAGGCAACTGGAACGCATCGCCTTCTTCACTACCTTCAGGCTGACGCATGAGGAGAGTGATCTCTGCGAACTCGGTCATGTCCCAATTCGACTCCGATTCAATGGCGTCGGCTTGTTCTTTAGACCAAGCGATGCGGGGGATATCCTCTTCCTCGAAAGGGATGTTCTCCCGCCAGCCCTTCTGGGCAGCTACGGTGATCGTCTTAACCGGAGTGTCCGGTGGGGCGATCTCGTATGTCTTGTCGAAAAGAATCGACCCGACAGGTGCGTCGGATTGAGACATCTTTTGACAGACGTTAATGCGTGGAATCTCGATGTCCTCTACGTCGATTTCGATTCCGCTTACGTTGGTAGAGAGACCAGTGTTGGTCTCAGCAGCAACGACTTCTTGCTTTTGGGTTTTAGCCATAATATCAATTATTGGTTTGGTTTATTGAGTCGCGACACAGTGCCGCTCGTCTGATGTTTCTACGATTCCTGCATCTGTGCATTCGTCGAGGAAAGATTGTCTGCTGTCGGCTCCCGCTTTTTTGGCAACCTTGGCGAGGGGGAAATTAACTTGATCCAGCAGCGTGTCCAGATCTATTCCATGTTTTTTTGCGATTTTTACAAAAGTCGCATTATCGGAGATCTTTCTGGTTCTGCCCATCGAGCGGAGTTTAAGACCGTCAAGCTGCTCGCCGTCTTTAAGAGCGTCGAGTGTTTTGCGTTTAATCGACATCGACCAGTTCTCTACGATCTTCGCGATGTTAAATAGCTCAGAGAGTCTGGCCGGATTGTCAACGTCGGTCGGGTCGATGTCCGGTAGAGTGGTATCGAGTTTCTTGGCAACACTAATAACGAGTCCGCCTAACGCAGGGCAGGTATCTTCATGCCTACAGAATCGGCAATACTGAGTCGGGGTGCATTCCTCTAACTCTGGCGTGCCAGACTCCCACTTCGGTCTTACTTCTTCGCCAGCCTTAATGACTCGGCTAAGGTCTTCGACCAGAGTAGGGAGGTCTTCTCGCGTGAACGTGTGGTGCAGCGTCGCACTGTGCTGCGGAACGTAGAACGCGAATACAATCTCCTTAATGTCGGGATACTTCTGGAACGCTCCGGTCGTGTATGCTTTTGCTTGCCAGTTCTTTTCCGGCGGGTCAATGATGCTGATTCCGGTTTTGTAGTCAGCCATAACCGCTCGGTCACTGCCTTTAAGGATCAAGAATCGGTCACAGGTTCCCCACGTCTCAGTGCCGTCGAGCGCGACCTCTACTTGGATCTCGTTAAGCTCTTCCTCGATCTCAGCGAAGTTACTCATGAAGTCCTGCTCCATCTTAACAATCTGCTCGTAGATCTCATGCTCCTGTTCAGTGTGGAGCGCGGAAGGATCGAAGACTTCAAGAGCCTCATGAATACGAGTCCCCATCTCAGCAGCGGGTGACGTGCCGTCACGCCCTTGATAGCCAGCACAGGCGGCTACATACTTCAGGCTCGACGGAGAGAACTCCGCGTGACCTCTGCTTTGATGGTCTGGTGTATTCATAATTATGTTTTATCCTTCTTGTGTTCTGGTATCGCGTTCCACCCCGCCTTCTCGACGGAGTGGACTACTTCTTGAACCTTTCTTTGAAGAATTTCAAGCGTTGTGTCGGGGTTGTGTTCAACGAGCGTCTGCTTGTCTACCCACGCAGAAAGAGTGTGTAGACATTCGTTTAGTCGATCTCGACGTGCTACGGTAAGTGTGTCTTGATGGTCTGGTTGGTTACTCATATTTACCGAAGAGATCAGTTTCTTCTGTTGAATCATTAATAATAGATTCAAGACCTTCAGACGGGAAACAAATATCATCCCCCCTCTCAATGTAATCTTTAAATACTTTCTGGTAACGCTCTTTACCGACTTGGATTAGCCAGTATCTAACTACCCAATAGGAATTAAAAAGAGAAATCGAACTATCGTGTTCTTTGTCGAATTCTTCGATTGCTCTAGTAAGACCTTTGCAGGCTTTGTCTAAAGAAAAGATTCTGTCTATTTGAGAACAGACCTTTTGGGTGGTTTCATCGTTTCTTTTTTCATCGTTACTTCTCTTGTCTAGTTTTCTCATAATGTTACTTTTTTCTACGTTTTGTTTTATTAGTTTGTCTTCCCTTAGCATACTTGGATGCAGGTGACATACCGACCGGAGCAAAGTATGGTGCAAAGCTACATGGGTCAAACCCTGTATACTCTTTTTTTCTTCTTCCGTTTATTTTTTTGTCTATACCTTTCATATTTTATTTTGGTTAGTGGTTCGGGGTGAGAGCTTAACTGCCCCGTCAGCGAAGTCTTAATTGCCGGACTCTCTCGGCAAAATTTTATTTCAGTGGCACAACGATATAATCATGGTGGCCCTTATAGGAACTCGCATACTCCACACACTCTCTGAGGTTACCAGAGAAATCGATGTATGACGAATCAATGACGTGATACTCTGTGGTCGGTAGGATTACATTCTTCGGGTTACGCACCAAATGCGTTGATGAGATACGCCAGCCGTCCGCAGAATTTTTGACTACAGAAGTGAAAACGCGCATATCCGACGGATGGTCCTCG